CCACGCGTCCCGCATGTCGTTGACCTGCTTGTGCTCGGAGTCGCCGAAGATGCCGCCGAACAGCTTCTTCACGCCCGCGACCATCGCGCCGGCAAACTGACCCAGCACCGGTCCGATGCCCGGGATCAGGTTCAGCAAGCCGCTGGTGATGCCGGTGGCGAACGACGAAATGGCGCCGCCGACCCCGCCCCCACCTTCGAAGGCGGATTGGAAGATCGAGTTCAGCCCGCTCAGGTTCGAGCTGAATACGGCCTTCAATTGCTCGCTCAGGGCGAGGGCTTCATCCTTTGCCTGCTGGAGGCGTGCCTTCAGATCCTTCAGCCGTGGCACGACGACTCCGAGGCCGGTGCTGAATTGGCCGGTCGCCATCTGGACGTTACCCATCTGGACGGCCATGTTCATCAGCAGATCGGGCTGACCCTGCAGGCCGTTCGCGACCGCGTTCAGAGCGTCGACGCCGACCCGGCGGAAATCGACCAGCCGATCGACGTGATCCTCCAGCGCGTCCTCCGCCTTCTTCGTCGCCTTCGCCGCAGCCTCCATGCGCTCCTTGAACAGCTTCAGCGCGGCGTCGCTGAGGTGCGTCTCGGCTTTCAGCGTTTCCATGTCGAACGCGCCGGACTTCAGCGCCTTCGCCAGCACGTCGCGCTCGGTGGCGGACAGGCCGCGGATCTCTTGATCCGCTTCCTTCATCGCAGCCGATAGACCGGCGAAACCATCCTTCCCGGCCAAGTCTGCGACGGTGCTCTGCGCCTGCCGCATCGGATCGACCGCGACGCGAATGCCAGATCGCAGCTCCGCGATCTGGCCGGTCGTTTCTCGCAGGCGCTGATTCGCCTCGTCGATCGTCATGACCGCGTTGCCGAATTGATCCGTCAGGCCTTCGATCGGTCCGCCGGTTTTCCGGTTTTCGAGATCGTCGAGCCGCTGGCGGAACGTGAGCACGGCGGCGGCCAGACCGCCGACAGCCAACGCCGCAAGGCCCACAGGGCCGAGCGAGGCGGCCACCCCCGCCGCGAACCCGGGCACCAACGTGTTCACGGCGACAAGCGTCGTCGACAGTTGGCCGCCGACGAACAGCAGCGGACCGAGCGCGGCGGCAAACGCGCCAGCGGCCACAGCGGCGCCGCGCACCGGCGCCGGCAGCTCCGAGAACAGCCGCACGGCGTCGTCGACAAACGGTATCAACGATTCGACGACGTCGATCACGCTGCCGATGGCGGGCGCCAGCGCCTCTCCGAACGAGATCGCGACGTCGTTCGCGCGGTTGAACAACACTTTCAGCTGTGACTCGGTCGTCGCGTAGCGCCGGCCGGCTTCTTCGGCCAGCGCCTTGTTGTCTTGCCACGCCTGGTTGCCGGTTTCGATGCTGCGGCGCAGCAGATCACCCGCGCCGGAGAGCGCGAGGAACGATCGGATCAACCGCTGCTGGTCCTCGAGCCCAAGGTCCGAAAGCGTGTTGATGGCGTTCTGCCCCTGCGCGCCCAGACCCTCGACGAACGCCGTGAATGCGCCGGCCGCGTCCTGTTGGAAGGCGGTCTTGAAATCCTCCACGGTCATCTTGGCCGTGTCGGCAAACGTGCGAAGATCCGAGCCGCCCTGCACGACGGCTTGGATCATGCTGAGCAGGACCTTCTGGACGGCGGTGCCGCCGGCCTCCGCCTCCACGCCGACCGACGACATCGCCGTGCCGATGGCGAGAATATCCGCCTCGGACATCTTGGCCTGCGCACCCGCGCCGGCTACGCGCAACCCGAACTCCACGATCTCGCGCTCGGTCGTCGCGAAGTGGTTGCCCAGATCCACGATGGTGGACCCGAGCCGGTCGAAGTCGGTCTGCGACATGCCCGTGATGTTGGCGAGCCGCGCGAGCGCCGTCGCCGCCTGATCGGAGGACAGGTTGGTCGACACACCAAGGTCCGCCATCACGCGGCTGAAGCCGAGAATGTTCTCGGCCTTGATCCCGAGCTGCCCGGCCGCTTCGCCGATCTTATTTAGCTCGTTGACGTTGACCGGGATCTCCTTGGCCATGTCGCGGAAGCCCTGTCGCATCCGCTCGCCCAGCGGCGTCAGCTCTCCGAATTTGTCGACGACGCCGTCGACGGTTTTCACGACGCCCGCAAACGAGCTTTCGAAGTCGATCGCCGCCTTCGCAGACACGCCAGCCAGTGCGCCGAGCGGCACGGTGACGCCGGCGGTGAGCGCCGTGCCGACGGATTTCATCGAGTCGCCGACGTTCTTCAGCGATGAAGCCATCGCTGCGGACTCCCGCTGGACGACGCGACGGGCGTTCTGGACCACGCCCGTCATCTCGTCCCTTATGCGCAGCACGCTGACGACGTCGGCCACGTTGATGCTGCTCATCGCCTGACCCTTTCGAGAACGCGACGAATCGCCGCCGAAACGCGTGGCGCCAACTCTCGCGCGTGTTCCAGCACCGGCCTCTCCAGATACTTCCACCCGCCGACGCGCGACACGCCGAAACTACGATCGACCTCTCGCCCGAGCTGAATCTTCGCGCTCTCGTGCTGGACGATCGCGTAGTCCTTGGCCGGGCCGCCGTAGGCCAGCGTCACCGACACCTCGTCGCCGCGTTTCTTCGGCGGCTGCACGTGCCCGCTGCCCTTCAGGATCGCTTCGTCGACCGGCACATAGTGCTCTTTCGAGTCGGCCATCACGAGCTCGCCGTGCTCGAACAGCGCCGCGGCGGCGGCCTCTGGCGCCTCTCGCTCGATGCGGGCGAGGTCCCGCAGCAGCGCGCTCGGGTCGACGAACGAATCATCAGGCATTTACTGCAGCCTCTGGTCCCCGCGCGCGGCGCTCTACGTCGACGGCCTTGGCGTGGTCGTCGGCGGCCGCTGCGTGCAGCAGGTCGTAATCCGGAAGCCTCGCGATCGCGGCCTCCGCGTCCTTCATCTCGCGCGGCGTGATGAGTCCGTGGCGGCGCCGAGCGGCCGCGACAAGGGTTCGCAGCAACGACGCCGTGTCGCGCGCGATCTGAATCGTGAGCATCCGCTGCTCTGCGTCCAGCGCGGCGTTCGCCAGCAGCACGCGCACCATCTCGGCGGGGTCAGTGCTGGCTTCGTCAACGCCGAATGTTTCAACCGACATGAGGTTTTGCCCTCCCATAGAGAGTGCGATCAGCTCCAGTCAATCTCGGCCGCGCGTCCCATCGCGGCCTGTGCCGTGGCGTTCGCTGATCGCCGCGTTCGGGGGCCACGCTCCCGAAAAAGTGGCCGAGCCGCTGATCCGCAACGTCGTGCGACATATGCGCACGCCCCGGCGTTGCGGGGGCGCCGGTCCGGCCGGTAGGCTGCGCCCCGAGGTCAAGTCAGTCGGCGGCCGGCAAATCGAACCGCGCGGCCAACTCGTTGATGAACCGCGCCGCCGCGCCCTCGATATAGGCGCGAGCCTCCAGTTGGCGCCGCATCGTGTTGACGGCTTCGATCGCAGCCTTCGGAGCGACGGCGAGACGCAGCCGGCGCCACGTGTCGCCGTTCGGGCCCGCAATCGGACTGAACGCTGCCGGCATCCGCTCGATGGCTTCGATGAAGTCGTAGTCGCCGGCCTTCAGCCGCTCGCAACAGAGCGCGTAGGCATCTCGCGTCGGCATCCCTCGCAGCGCGTCCCACACGAATCGCTCGGCCGAACGCTCGTCGTCGGACCGCTGCCGCGCCGGATCGCTGCGCGTGCCGTCAGCCCGCATGTTCAGCAGGTCCGCCTCCGCGGCCTGCACGCGGTCGGCGAGCGGCTTCGTTTCGGCGGCCAGGCGCGCCAGCTCGTCGCGCGACTGCTTGACGGCCGCCGCGACCGCATCGCGGGCAGACGCCTTGACGATCGTTTCGGGGTCCACGCCGGGCCCCGGTCCACCCCATTCCCGGGCGCGTTCGAGCTGCTGCTGCAGCGCGACGTATTCCGGCTGCCGTCTCGCACTGGCGACGAGTTGCTCGATCGCCGCGTCCAGCCGCTGCACGACGGCGCCGCGGGCGGCCAACGCGTCGCCGATCTCCGGCGCCATCTTCTCGGTGTAGTTCGCAACGCTCAACGCCATGTGTTCGGACACTCTGCTCATGCGCTCACCTCACCAGTCCGTCGACGGTGTTCGTCTCGTCAGAGTCGCTGGATCGCGGCGGCGCGCGGACCGCGCGGTGACTCGCTCGGCTCGAAGCTCACGCGGTCGCCTTCGAACAGCAGCGCAAACGCCTGCTCGCCGACGTCGCGCATGTGAAAAAAGTAGCCGCGCGAATCGTCGTCGCCACGAATGAACCCGAACGCTCTCTCGGCCACAATCTTCGTGATCTTTCCGGTCATGTGCCGACTCCCCGATGATTAGTTGATCGAATCGGCGTCACGTCGCATCGACTCGCCATGCTCGATGGCCGTGCGTTCCTCTTCCGCACTGATCCCCGGTCGCCCGCGGCCGCCGCGCTGCAGCAGGTGCCAAAAGGTCTCGAAGCTCATGGCGCCCGCCTGGTGCGCCAACACGAGCGACCGCATCTCGTCGGCCGAGAGCGCGCCGTCGACGAACTCACGATTGAGTTGAATGGCGATCTCGTCGTTCGGGGCCTCGACGCCGTGCCACCATGCGTGCCAGCGCGCGGCCATCGTCATCGCCAGCGAGACCGTGCTGGCGATGACGCGAATCGTCGCGTGCGCGGTCGCGTTCCGGCTTTTGACGGACTCCGCGGTTTCGGCCTCACCGGTCGGCTGGTCGATCAGGCGGGCGCCGAGCGTGCCCATCTTCTCTTCGAGGTCGCGCAGCTCCGCGCGCAGCTCACTCAGCCCCTTGCCGGTGAACTCCAACATGCCGGCCTTCGCGTCGGGGCCACTGAGGCGCCAGACCACGGACGGTCCGAGCGGCAGTGATTCGGCCTGTCCGGCGCCGCTGACCCACGGCGTCGGCAATCCGGTCATATGCAGCGCCCAACGCAGATCGGCGGTCGTCAGGTAGTGGTGCAAATTGACGAGCGCCATGTCCTCCAGCGGCGGCTTTTCGATCCCCCACCGAACCGCGCGCGGCGTCATCGGCACGATCGGAATGAACGTCAGCGGCGTGCCGCGACGCACCGGCACGATCGGCGCGCCGGCTACCCACCGGCCGCTCTCCCGCGTGTAGACCACCTGCTGATAGATGGGCGCGGCCTGGCCTTCGGGTGCTTCCAGCGTCAGCACGCGATAGCGTTCGATGGGCTGGGAGCTGAACGGATCGTGCGCCGCTGGCTCGTCGACCATCTCTTTCAGCACGACCATCGTCGTGATGTAGTCGCTGCCGACGCGCGAGACGCGCCAGTTGATCACCTGCTCGGCCGCGTAGAACTGCCAGTAGGGGCGACGCAGCTCCACCGGCGTCGCATCGTCCGGCATGTCGACGAGAATTGCGCCCCGGCCCATGCTCAACACCTCGTCGAACACGTGCATGGCGAAGTCCGAGAGCGGCGTGTCCTCGAGGTCGATGTCGCTGAAGTGCGGCCGCAGCACGTCAGGGACGGTCGCCGTCAGATCCTTGCGGAAGACGAGCCCCGTCAACGCCGTGCGCGTGCGCGCCGTCGCGCCGAAAAACAACGCGCGCCGGGAGTAGCTTGCGTAGTCGTCGGCGCTCTGGCCGAGCAGGCGCGGCAGATACTTCGCCCCAGCGGCCTTGATGGCATCCTCGCCGGCCAGCACGTCGCGGATCCGCCCCCAGCGCGGCAACGACTCTCGATATTCGGCCCGCGGCAATTCCACGCCCATCAGTCCCTCCCGTTTACCGCCCGCCCCACAATCTCTACGCTTCTCGCAGCGTCAAGATGTAGCTCGCGCCGACCTTGAACACGTCGGCTAGCTCACCTCCGGTGAACTCCAGCTCGATGCTCACCTTGGGATCCTTCGGGCCGCGGCAGCGTTCCTCGCCAGTCAGTCGCACCTTTCCAGCCGCGTGGATGATCTCTTTGTGGTTGACGACGACAACAATCTGTTCATTCATTGGTCGTTCCTCCTAAAAGCCCGTTGTCCGAATCCACCCGCGATCCCGCTTCGCCTCGCGCATCAGCGCCGGCAACGGATCGCCGTCCGGCTGGCCCGAACCCCAATTGACCGGGAAAGCGTCAGACCATCCGGGCGCGAAACCAAACGTCGTCCGCGCAACCGTGATCGTGGCGCGCTGGACCTGCTGCAGGCCGGCGACTATCCCGCGAACGGCCACCGCGTGGTCCTGATGCACGCCGCCGCGGTCGACGACGCGAACACCTTGCGGGCCGAGTTCTACGACGAGGCCGAGTAGTTCCTCCCGCAAGCGTTCATGCGGCGGAAGCACCAGCGTGCGCGACGACAGCCGCTGCGCCAGCACCGGCCACTCGTCCGCGTGCGCCTTCGCGGTCGGCGCGAACAGTTCGACCGGCAATCCGATACGCTGCAGCGATTGGACCGCCGAGATCCCCTGCCAGCTCTCGATGCGAATCCGCTGCAGCCGAAACCGCGCGGCGAGATCCCGTAGCGCCTGCTCGATCGTCACCAGCTGCACGGGTGTTTCGCGTGAGCCCTGAAACGTCAGCAACGCGTCGACCACAGCCAGCGGCCCCTCGTGATGACCGACGCCAATGACGGTCGGATCGCTCACAACGCCGAGGTCGACGAAACACTCGTAAACGTGCTCGGGTCGGCCGTCGCGCTGCTGCGTCCAGCCATGCGACATGGCGGCGTCCACTTCGGCAGCCGACGTGAACGAGTCGGCCGCATCCACCCACGCGTTCTGATGTTCCCGCGCAAACTGCGACGGCATCAGGATCCGACGCTGACGCTCGAGAAATTCCTGCGTCACGAGCGGCGACCGGTTGTGACCACACCAGCGCCAGAGCACGGTGGGATCCGACTCGGCGAGCTGCTTGACCTTCCACAGCGGCCCCGCCTGACGCCGGCCCACCGTCGAGACGACGAGGAACAGCGGATCCGGCACCGAGGCCTGGCCCGCCAGCAGCGACGCGAACAGCTCGTCATCCGCCGCCCACCCGGCCTCGTCGTAGACCACGAGATCCGGGTGCCGTCCGCGCGTGTCCTCGTGGTCTCGCGCGGCGACGGTCCAACGTGAGCCGGTCGCCGGAACCAGCAGCGCGTTCGCCCGCTCGTCGATGACGTCGTCCTGCAAGGCCGGCGTCGACCGGATGATGGTCCGCGCGTGGTCGACTACGACTCGTGCGCCCTCGCGATCGAGCGCGACGCTGATGACGTCTGTGCCCGGCCGCCCGGCCAGCAGTCGCCAGAGACCGAACGCGGCACCCGCCCAGCTCTTGCCGTCGCCGCGCGGCACGCTGACGCCGGCCAGGCGATGGACGAACCGGCCGGCGACGCGGCGGCCGGCGGCGGAGAAATCGTCTCGCTGCCAGTCGAACAGGTGGATCCCGAAATGGTCGCAGAACGCGAGGAAGTCGTCGGACAGCCGCGTCAGCAGGTCCGGCGCGATCATCGGGCTACGCTCCGTTCACGGTGCAGCTGGGCGAACTGCTCGGCGATGTTCGCGCCTGCCTTCGGCCGGCGGTCGAGGCCGATGGCCTGTGCCAGTCGCAGCTCGCGGTCGACCAGCGACAGGTAGGCGCCCAGCAGGGCGCGCAGCTTGCCCTTACCCGTTACCGGTCCGTTCAGCCGACCGATCTGCACGAACACGGACTCACGCTGCAGGCTGACTTCGGCGTGCGCCTCCACAAGGCGCCGCAGCGGCTCAGAGACGCTTTCGGCGTCGACGCCGAGGCCCGTGATGGTCCGCTCGACGATCGCGCGCCTGGCAGGCTCCAGCAGTCCCGAGAGCTGTTCGCTCGTCGCGCCGGTGGTAACCGCAGCCGGCGTGCCGGCGATGAACCGGCCGGCGTCGTCTCGCGTCGGGCGCGCCATCAGCGTCTCGACGGCATCAGCTACGGCCTCGTGAGTGTCGTGCTGCCCATTCGGCCCGAGTTCGTTTTTCGGCGCGGCGGCCGAAGCGGATTCGCCCGCGCGTTGTAATTCCGTTGTAATGTCAGACCCGCTCATATGTCGAAATACTCAATGTTTTCGGGCTCACTCCGGCGTTTCGCATCCGCTTCCGTAGCGGGTGCTCTATCACTTCAGGCCGCGCTATCTCGCGCCGCCGCCGGGTCCGTTTTCGCGATCGAGCCCGATTCGGTCGGCGTCTCCGAAGTCATCGGCAAAGGCTTTGACAAAGCCTTCGGCTCGTCGAGGCCCTTCAACTCGCGCAGGTATCGGGATGTGCACTCCGCATCGTTGGCACACGGCGGCTGATGGCGGTTCATGCAGTGCGAGACCCGACGAACCTGATCGCGTTCGCGGAGTCGAGCATCGAGCCAACTCGCCTTCGTCGCGAGGATGCCGATACCCCGATCGGTCTTGGCGAGCCAGGCGTCAACGTCGTCGGCTGCCAGCGTCAGCAGTTCTCGAGCCATGGCCGCCAACCGGTCGAACCCGTATTCGCGTAGGAGCCGCTTCACATGCGGCACGTCTCGTGTCTTGACAACGAGGTATCTCGCGCCGTTCCGGTGCTCTGAATACAGCTCGCAGAACTTCGCGATGAATGCCTTCACCGCCTGGCCATCCGGCGCGCCTGCGCCGGCGGAGTCTTGGTCTTGGTCTTGGTCTTGGTCTTGGTCTTGGTCTTGGTCTTGGTCTTGGTCTTGGTCTGGATTAGGCGAAGGGGTATTCGGGCGTTTGCTCGGGGGCTTCGGCAAAGCCTCTCCCGAAGGCTTTCGCGGAGCTTTACCGATGACTTCGTCGAAGGCTTTCAGAAAGGCTTCCTTGTTTCCAATGGTCCGCAACTCGGCCGCGAACTGCTCTTCGGCTTCGCGTTTCAGGGGACAGTCGGGCAGCTCGGACCACGCCGCGCGCCAACCGAGAACGACGTTCGGCGATTGCGGAGGGTCGTCACGCAGAACATCTGGCAAGTAAATAACGCGGGATGCCCGGTCGACCTTTGCCAAGCCAACGGTCTCGATTTCGTCGAGCAGCTTCCCGGTTTCTGTGGCGCCCCAACCGCATTCTTCCGCGATTGCTGCCACGCCCGCGCGAATCAGGCCGGGGATGCTGGATGTGAGCCGGCCCGTGCGCAAAAACAGATACAGCGTCTGCGCGTTCGCTGGCGGCGCCGACAGCGCCGTAAACCTCGGGTCGCTCCAGGTCTTGACGGGCAGCGCCTTGTATCGGTCGTTCACGTGTCCGCTCCTACGCGCTACTCGGCGTTGGCCACCATCTGGCGTTCGGCGAAGGCGTCGAGCCACTCCACGCGGAACAGGAGCCGCTTGCCGACTCGCGCGGCGACGAGCCTGCGATGGGCGGCGGCGCGATACAGGTGCTTGGCGCTGCAGTGCAGATACGCGGCGGCCGCGTCAATGTCGAGCCACGGCGAGGCGACGGCGCTCGGTGTAGTGTCGGCGCTCACGCGGTCACCCGCGCGGTAGTCGATTCGCTCTCGGACTCGACGTTCCCGATCTCCCTTGCGATTTCCTCGAGGTCGAACACGAGCCGGTGACGCGCGGCGCGCAGCGCGGGCAGATCCTTCAGCAGCTCGCGCCGGATGGCATCAACGTCGACGCCAACGACGCGGGCATACTCTTCGAGCAGCCGTAGGTGCGTGGGAAGTTGGCCCTTTGCCAGCAGAGAAATAGTTCCCTGCGAGACACCCAGTTTCAGGGCGATGTCGAACTGGCTGATTTTCTGGCGGCGGCGTTGGTCGTCGAGTCGACGCGGAACGGCATGTAGGACCATGAGCTTGCTCCCTACCAGCGCCGCGCGCGTCCGACGGCCACAAAACGCAAACGGCCCGGCCGGAACGATTCGGCGCTGAAAGTGATTCGTTCGTCACTCTCCGCGCCCAGCGTCCCGCCAGGCCGCGTCGGTTGCCGGGCATCTCGCCCGTCCCCGCTACTCGATCATTCGATTCGAGGTATTCATTATGTAACAAACAAAAATAGCAACGTCAATAGGTCAGTGCTCGGTCGACTAGCCTTTCCGCGCCAGCCTCTTCACTGTTCGCTTCATCGCGGCTTTCGCTCGTCGTCTGTCGAAAAGCGCCTCGTAGTAATCAACGTGCTTGGCCATGTATTGCGTGCATTCAACGCACCATTTCGATTTCGGCAGCGGCGGACGCGAACGCGCCGCTTCGCCGGTTTCCTCATCGCTAGGCCACTCCCAAGGCAAGCAACACACCCCGTCGTATTGGTCATGCCATCCATGAAGATGGCTCCACTCAGCCTTTGCTGTTTGGACCCGCGTATCGGCCTCACAGAAGGCTTTCGCCCAAGCCAATAATGTGCGTTCTGTTCGGGTCAGCGCAGGGGCTCTAGGTGCGGAGGCGCGCGCCATTACAAAGTTTTACAACGACATCCTGACTTTCGACGGACTTCGCTGCTTTTCAATCCCGCCAGTCCATCGAGAACCGTGTAAATCGCGTGGTGTCCATCGTGGGGAATGCGCCCGTAGCGCTTAGGAGGCGGGTGCTCTATCCGCTGAGCTACGGGCGCACACAGAGACGGAAGGCTCTAGTTTACCGTGGGTTGGCGGTCGTTGCTCGGCTGCTCGTTGTAATCGAGCGGCTGCTCGATCTGCGAGTCCTTTACAACGGAATTACAACGCGCGCGGAGTTCATCGGTCCGGCGCATGCTCTCCCGCAGGCCGCCGTGCTCGACGTTCAGATACGTGCTCGTCTGCTCGATGCTGCTGTGGCCGAGCATTTCCTGCACGTGGTGCAGCGGCCAGCCTGATTCGAGCAGACGGCTCGCGCCTTCGTGTCTGAGGTCGTGAAAGTGCAGGTTGATGGCCCTCAGCGCCGCGCGTGATTCGGGCGCGAGTCCCGTCTTGAGCCAGGCAGGTTCGTGGCCGTGCGCCTTCAACACGCACGTCTCCCACGCCCGCTTGGTGTTGTCGACCTGCACGCCGAGCTCCCCGAACACGTAATCGTCTGTCCGGTAATCCTGCCCGGACGTCGGGTCCGTCTTGGCCATGTTCAGGACGCCGGCTAACCGCGCGGAGATCGGCAGGACGCGAGGGTCGCCGTCCTTCGCCTTCTCACCCCGCACGGTCAGGTGCCCTCTTGCGAGATCCACGTCCCGCCACTGCAGCGACAGCAGCTCGCCCCGCCGGCAGCAGGTTTCCAGCGCCGCGACGATCAGGTTCTGCAGCCGCGGGCTGGCCGATGCGAGAAGCCGTCGCTCTTCACCCGGTTCCTGCAGCTTCCCGTCCTTGTCGAGCACGTCCGGTGCGAGTCGTCGGTTGCGCTGGGCGATGCGCGAGCGCTTGATGTGCTCCGAATCGTCGGTGATCGGGTTGCGCGCGAGGTAGCCTTTCTTCGTCGCCCACCGGAACGACGCCTTCAGCAGCTGCACGTATTGGTTCCGGGTTGACGCCGCACGGCCACGTGACTTCATGTCGAGGATCACCGCTTCGAGGTCATCTTCGGTGATGGCGCTGATCGGCTTGTCGCCCAGGCGGGTGCCGTCCTCGAGCTGGAACGCGGCGAGTTGGGCAAACATACAGCGGTCGTTCGTCCAGCTCTTATTACGTTCCCGCACCTGTGAGACGCGCGCCAGGTAGATCACGCTGAACGCTTCGAGCGTGATGGCGCCCGGCGTGGGGTCGGGTGCAGCGGCCAGCCGTCGACGATCGGCCGCCCTGACGAACGTCCCGGCGCGGATCTCGTTCCGGATGCGCTCCGCCTCGGCGACCGCCTCGTTTTTCCTTTTCAGGTGCTTCCCGATTTCGACGTCGAGGCTGAACTGGTAGGCTGGCCCACCGCGCGGCTTGAAATTGAAATACCAGCTGTGCTCGCACTTCGACCAGTCCTTGCATTTGCACAGCTTCCGAACGCCGTGGTTTCGTTTTCGTGGTCGTCTCATTCGTCCTCCAATCTCCGACGTCTGCTCGTCGGCGATGCGTTCTGCTCGGGTCGACTTCCGTGCGTGGACGATGGCGGCGGTCATCGCCCGCCTCCGACGATCCCGCCATGGAATCGCTCCGCGGCGGCCTGATACAGGTTCCAGATTTCGTAAGCAATTTGGCCGGCCGCCTCGTCGGACAACGGGGTTGCGCGAAGGCGGTTCAGGACGGCGCTGAATCGCTGCTCCAGATCATCGTCGTCGGCGAACGCCGGCAGATGCACGGACAGCGTTTCGAGAGAAAACGCAGCACCGCGCAGCCGGTCCTGAATGCTGCCAGCTCCAACGACGAGCGAAGTCGTGGCCTCCATGAGTTTTTGGTAGGTGTAGCCGATAACCGTCATTGCCCCGCTCTCCGTTCCGCGCGCCCTGCGCGCGCCAGTCCGAGTTCGTAGCACGCCTGCTGACCAACCATGCGCAGCTCGGTGCTTGCGTCGCAGAACCGCGCCCACAGGTCCTGAGCGTGGTCCGGCAGCGCCGCGACAATCTGCTGCTCCAGATCGATCCACTCGCGCGGCGTCAGCCTGCTGCGGCCGGCAGTCTCTCCGTGCACGGCGTCGACCAGCTCACCGAAAAGGTCCTCCGTCTCGGGTCCGTCGCTGATGACGTCGTGAACGAAATGCGTGGGCGGCGCGATGCGCGCCAGGTCGGCGGCGATGCGCCGGGCCGAGCGGCGCCGCGCGGCTGGCTGCGGCTGTGTTTTGACTCTTTCTCGCAGGCGAAGGATCCGCGCGCGGACGCGGGCGATCGGGTCCTCTTCTTCGCGGGCGGCGACGGCGAGTGCTGCGTGCATTGGTGTGACCTCCCCGGTTTGACCGGATTGGTCAGCAGGCGTAGCCTTATGGGCGGTAGACGCGCGCCGGCAGCTTACCCCTGCTGACGTGTGTTGAGGCCTTCCGGCGTGTGAGCGCACGTCGGGAGGCCGATTTCTTCACGCTCACTCCCTGCGATTTCAACCACCGCCGCAGCGCGAAATCCAACTGCACCGACTGCGGGATCCCGCGCTTCTCGCGAACGCGCCGCATGGCGTCGAGCAGTTCAGGCGCGACGCGGAACGCAGCCATCCTTTTGTTGTGAGCCATGAATTGTCGCCGATCTTAACGGCTGAGCCAGCGCGGTGTCAAATGGCCGTGTCTAGACACGTATAGTCATAATCATAGACGCTGTGTTTATTGAGCGGTTTGAATGTGACTATCAGAATCCTTAACGATTCTGGCTACTGAGTGGTTTGCTGCGCCGTGATCATGGCGCGCACCAGGTCCTCGGGCAGCATCTCCACGAACGCCAGCCGCTCGTTCACCTTCTGCATCTCCCGGAGCAGCGCCGTGCCGGTCATTGCGTCCATGCCCTTCGCGCCATCGGCGAACGACTTGCCGGCGCCGCTGAACGCGTATTCTTCGTAACCGGCTTCGCCCGCGAGGAACAGCGTCGGCTTCGTCACCGCGCCCTTGCCGCCCGTCGCCATCGGGATATACGCGTCCTGATTGAGTGGGTCCTCGTAGTCGGGTTCACTCGGCAGGTCGGGCAGGCTACCGGCGGCCGCATCGGCGGCCGGTCCGATGCCGAGCAACGCATTAATCAGGTCCTTAATCGCAGAGACGAGATCCTTGATGCTGTCCTCCAGCGGCGTGCCCGCGAACGAAAACTGGCTGAGGTCTTTGATCAGATCGCCGTTCTCGTCGACGAGCAGGCCCGCGTCGATCATCGCCTGCAGCAAGGGCTTCATCGACTCCGGCAGCGTGAGGCCGTATTTGATGGCGTCCAGCACCATCTCCTGCACCTCGTCGGACAGCCCATTGAGGACGCCGCCGAGGTCCGCCCCCGCGGCGATTAGCTCGTTGAATAGGTCGACGATGTCGCTCGCCTGGCTATCGAGATCAGCCTGCTGGAACTTCGGGCCCAGCATTTCGAGGGTGATCCCATACTTCTCCGCCTTCTTGGTCAGGTCCTCGTAGTCAACCGACTGCCCCATGTTCAGCAGGGTCGCGGCCACTTCTTCGGTGATGATGCCGAGGTCGACGAACTGCTGGAGGAATCCCTCCAGCAGACCGGAGTCCGACGCCTCCTGCAGTAGATCGAGGAAGTCCCCGAGCATCTTGTCGAGGATGACGTCGGTGTCGTAGCCGGCGCCCTGCAGCAACGTGAACGTGTCGATCAGATCCATCAGCTCCGCCTGGAACCCGGCGAACTGACGATCCGGATCGAAATAGTCGGCCCACGTCAGG